GAAACCGTAACTAGACTTATTTCAAAGGCATTGAAAGAAAAAATACACGCAGAGTGTCTTAATGCCAATTTACTCAAAGAGAAACCAACGGGAACATTGCCACAATGAACATTGAGATTATTGATAAAATGGGAAGTGACTTGTCAGTTGTTAATGCAGCTCGTGTGTCCTTCAATAAAAGAAAAGATAAGTTTGAAGATAATGATGAGAAGTTAATTAAATACTTAGCAAAACATAATCATTGGTCACCATTTGGTCATACCACTTTACAATTTTTAATTAAGGCACCAATATTTGTTGCTAGACAATTAGTAAAACACCAAGTAGGTTTGGTGTGGAATGAGGTAAGTCGTAGATATGTTGACGATGAACCACAATTTTATATGCCTTTCATGTGGCGTGAAAGAGCAGAGAACAAGAAACAAGGCAGTGCAGAAACAGAGGTAGAGTTTGATATTACAGATGTAGTACAGGCATGTAAAACAGTTTACAATGACATGCTTGAAAAAAACATTGCACCTGAAATGGCCAGAATGATATTACCACAGAACATGATGACAGAGTGGTATTGGACTGGTTCTGTAATGGCATTTGCTAGAGTATGTAATTTAAGAAATAAAGATGATACACAGGCAGAAACAAGAATGATAACACAACCAATGGCAAGACACTTGAAAGACCACTTTCCAGTGAGTGCAAAATATTTGTTAGATTAATATGTATGGTGGTTTCGATGTTTACAAAATTTATTTGGCAGTTAAAAATCACTTTACTGCTAAATCTTATGATTATGAAAGATATGGTGGAAAAGTTAATGTCAAACTTGAAAGCTTTACGAAACGGAATGATAGGCATTTTTTTCATAAGTTATCTCAAAGATTTGATGAGCGAGAGATTGTGGATTATTTCGTTAGTAATTTTATTGTTAATAGTAATAAGTGGGTCGGTGATTTAGTAAGAAATGATGGTTCAGAAGATTATAAATCTTGGAAGAAATATAAAGATGGCTACCGTAACTATTTTAGAAGCGATGCTGTACTTTGTTATGATGACTTCTTTTCTAACAATCTTTCTTTTGATGATGCTTTACAGCCTAATAATGGGCAGCATCCTAGATTGCTTAGACTTTATCTTAGAAAGAAAATTAACATACAGACTTTGTACATTATGGACCAAATTATTGGGTTCAGTAAAAAGTGGGACAAACAAATTAATGAACGCATTGTTTGGCCAGAAGTAAAAAAGAAATTAATAAAAATGAAACCATTTGTGAGATATAATATGGTGGAGATGAGAGAGGTTATGAAAGAAGTATTTGTCGATGGTAAATGAAGTTAGAAAAAAATTAGACGATAAGATTAAAGAATTAAACTCAACAAGAGTTTTTAAGAAGATTACACCAAAAGGTGACCTGTCATGGTATATCAAATGGATATCTAGTATATTCATTATTGCTGGTATGGCATTGACAAGTGCAAACATATTTCCTTTGAACATATATGTTCATGGTATAGGTGTTACCGGTTGGTTAGTTGTAGGAATGTTATGGCATGAC